TGGATGGAACCAGACATGCGTAAGGACTTTGAAAATACAGAAATTTCTACTTTTCTCTTATATAACATTCGTATGATATATAGATGGGCTAAAGAAGGTCGTAACATACGCAATTATATTCAAGACTTGAAGAAATTAGAACACGAAAATATCAGTAAGCCAACAACAGCAGCAGCCTTTAAATTCATTATGGACAATCTTGCTAGTGGTGAAGTAACTGATCCTAAAATGATAATGCAAATAGCAGATAAAGCCCACACATTAATGGGACATAGCGATATTGAACAAGCAACTCGTGAAGGCGTAGACAAGAGCCAAGTTCCTGCGGTTATGCGTAAGGAAAAAGGCGACGTCGACTGGAAAATGTCCACTCAAGATTTAGAAAAAGAACGAGATCAAAGCAGAACAACCAAACCAGGTTTAGACGCACACAAGGCCAAACTAGGTATGAGTGAAGAGATTGCCGATATTATGAGATTGGTAAATCACAAAAAATAATTGGCAAAATTAAGCAGCCGAATAGGTTGCGATGATAAATAAACTAGCATACAATAACATGTATGCTAGTTTTTCTTTTAGTCAGTTGGCTTTAAGAAAGCGGCATAATTTAAAACATTTATTAAGGAAAAAACATTATGGCAACTTTAGCAGAAATTCGCGCAAAACTTCAAGCATCATCTCAACAAGGCGGCAGCAACGCAGGCGGTGGAGATAACGGTGTATTCCCCCATTGGAATATGCCAGAAGGATCAACTACCACAGTTCGATTCTTACCCGACCAAGACCCAAACAACACTTTTTTCTGGATCGAACGTGCAATGATCAAATTGCCTTTCGCTGGTATTAAAGGTGAAACAAATTCCAAACCCGTTACTGTACAAGTTCCTTGTATGGAAATGTGGGGCGAGACTTGTCCAGTATTGACAGAAGTCCGTCCATGGTTCAAAGATAAATCTTTGGAAGATATGGGTCGTAAGTACTGGAAAAAGAAATCTTATCTATTCCAAGGATTTGTCACTGACAGCAAACTTGTAGAAGAAGGTAAGACACCTGAGAATCCAATCCGTCGTTTCATCATCGGCTCACAAATCTTCAATATCGTTAAAAACGCATTAATGGATGCTGAGATCGAAGAACTACCTACAGACTATGTTCGCGGTCTTGACTTCAAGATTGCTAAAACTAGCAAAGGTGGTTATGCTGACTATTCTACTTCTACTTGGGCTCGTCGTGAACGTGCTCTTGCTGAAATGGAACAAGCAGCAATTAAACAACACGGTTTGTTTGATTTGAAGAGCTTCCTACCTAAGAAACCAGGCGAAGTTGAACTCAAAGTTATCGCAGAAATGTTTGCAGCATCAGTTGATGGTGAAGCATACGATGGCGAGCGTTGGGGTCAATACTTCAAGCCAGCAGGCTTTGGTGGTAGTGGTTCAGCAACTGGTTCTACATCAGCACCAAAAGCAGCGCCAGCACCAGCAGCAGGTATTGAGGAAGACGACGTCCCTTTTGAACGTGCGGCAGCAACACCCGCTAAAGTGGTTGCAGAAGAAGCACCAGCTACAAGCAATGCAGGCAGCAGAGCAGCAGACATTCTTGCAGTAATCCGTAGTCGCCAACAAGCAAACTAAGGAGTAACAGATGGGAAAAGCATTTGATATTTCTAAGTTTAGAAAGTCAATTACTAAGTCCATTGACGGACTTGGTATTGGCTTTAATGATCCAACTGACTGGATCTCAACTGGCAACTATGCTCTTAACTATCTTATCAGTGGGGACTTCTTTAAAGGAATTCCCCTTGGTAAGGTAACTGTGTTTGCTGGTGAATCCGGCGCAGGTAAATCTTATATCTGTTCTGGAAACATTATTCGACACGCACAAGAACAAGGCATATTTGTTATTCTCGTTGACAGCGAAAACGCTCTTGACGAAAAGTGGTTAATTGATCTTGGTGTTGATACTAGTGATGAAAAACTACTTAAACTCAATATGGCTATGATTGATGATGTGGCCAAAACCATTTCTGAATTCATGAAAGAATACAAAGTTATGCCTGAGGAATCACGTCCTAAGGTGTTGTTTGTAATTGATAGTTTGGGTATGTTGTTGACTCCCACAGACGTTAATCAATTTGAAGCAGGTGAAATGAAAGGTGATATGGGCCGTAAACCTAAAGCACTTACATCACTGGTTCGTAATTGCGTTAATATGTTTGGCTCGTGGAATGTTGGATTGGTTTGTACCAACCATACATATGCAAGTCAAGATATGTTTGATCCAGATGACAAAATCTCAGGTGGACAAGGCTTTATCTATGCAAGCTCTATTGTAGTTGCGATGCGTAAATTAAAGTTGAAAACCGACGAAGATGGTAATAAAACTACCACTGTTAACGGTATTCGTTCAGCTTGTAAGATTATGAAAACACGTTACTCTAAACCTTTTGAATCAGTACAAGTTGAGATTCCGTACTCAACTGGTATGAGTCCATTCAGTGGTTTAGTTGATTTATTTGAAGCCAAGGGTAAGTTGAAGAAAGAAGGCAACAGTCTTGTTTATGTAACTAAAGATGGCGAAATTATCAAACAATTCCGCAAGGCATGGAACAGTAATGACAAAGATGGATTAACCATAGTTATGGCTGAGTGGGATGATACTATTGTGCCTGTAGAGGCAGTGGAAACAGAGGAAGCATAAAATGGAAGAAGATCAAATTATCGGTGTATGGGACACTTTTAAAGATTATGTCCCTGAAAAAAATCGAGATGCCGCAGCATCACATTTTGTAGAATTTATAATTGGACAAGATGTTGAATTATCAGTTCTTGAATCAGTTATAGGATTTGATCCACATCTCGACTCTGCTATCCAACTCGTTGTTGAAGAATTTAAAGACGAAGATCAGATAGACGACGATCTTGACTACTACGAAAACGAGGACTGATCGTGAATTGGTACAGCAAAGTAAGCAAGGATATTGCTCACTTGCCAGGCTGTATTGATTACTATTACCTTGAATTAGACACAGCAAGGGCAGAGGTTAAAATTCACGGAAACGTGGAAAAATCCTCTGCTGCTTTGCCTGGTCTTGTTGCTCATCGATTTAATCAACTTCAAGAAATTGAAGGTATTTTAGAATATCTAAACATCGAACTACGCCGCTTACGTTCCAAAACTTTTAAGAAATATTTGGAAAACTATCAACGTGCTCTTAGCAGTAGAGATGTTGAAAAGTATGTAGAAGGTGAGGCAGATGTGGTTGATATGGAAAAGATCATCAATGAGTTTGCACTACTACGCAATCAATGGCTGGGCATTATCAAGGGCTTGGATATCAAACAGTGGCAACTAAGTAATATTATTAAACTCCGAACAGCGGGTATGGAAGACGTTGTTATTTGACACAGAAAGGACTTGCGTCCTTTCTTATTTTGTAGTATAATAAATGTATCATGTATATTGAAGATTTACTCCACACATTGATGTACTCTGTTAAGACCAATCGTTATGATTCAACGTTGGTCCAGAGTTTCTATGAGCAAATAAATTACAAAAGTTTGGGTTTCACAGAAAAACAAGCTACCATAATGCTGAAAATCTCAAAAGCATACAAACAACAAATCAGTACACATCTCGGTAAAGATATAACTCCATTATTGGACAATCCACAATTTAAATTTAGTATCAGAACTATCAGTATGGTAAAACATATCTCTGTAATTCCTAATACTAACAATACCAAATTCATTATGGTGAAATTTCCCTATGATGAAACATTGGTTAAAGATATAAAAAGTGTAAGACAGAAATTTATATCCGCTGAATGGAATCAAGATGAAAAAGCCTGGGTTTTTTCCTTAGAAGGATTGACTGTTGAATATTTTAGTGCATACGTTATCTCCAAAGGATTCACTGCGGATGATCAATTTAAAGGATACATGGAGCAAGCCCTGGAAATTACCAACAATGTTGAAAAATATGCTCCTATGCTAACCATTGAGCAAGGAATGCCTAAAATTATCAATATTCCTGCTCATGTTCCGCAACCTACTAACACAGACATTGTTCAATCATTGTTTGAAGCAAGACGTGTAGGTGTTACTACCTGGGATCATTTAATTGATGACATCCTACTTGAATCCAATCAAACCTCTTTGATTAAAAATTTCATAAAATCCGAGATAGGTGAGGCATTTTCCATAAATTTAGAGGAAAATTCAATTTTAGATTTGAAACCCATTGTGAAGAATTTGTTGCCCTGCATCGTTACTGTACCAGGTGGTAATGAATTAAGCAAAATGCAACAAGCATTAGAATTGTTAAAAGACATCGGTATTGAAAATCAAGAAATTAGTGTTTTATTTCGCTTGCCCAACGAAACAGGTGGTGAATTTAACAAATTTGTCAAAGAAGAAAAATTAAATTCTCCTGTATCCGAGACAACCAAAGTAGTAATCCTCAGTGGAAAACTTCCTAAGCCATTGTTTGAATCTGAACTAAAATTTAATTGTGTGTTGAACTTTAATTTCTACAATGTTCACTATACTCTTGCTAATTTTATGAAAAACAAGCATAATGTTATTAACGTGTTAGCAGATAAAAAACAAAAGACCCTACTATTTTGAGCACCTGTAAAGTTATCATTAAAGATGAAGTAAATGTTAAGATTGATAATTTAGATCTTGACACTCGCAAAGCATTGGTTAAAAAATTCAAGTATGAAGACCCTACTGCCCGCTTTAGACCCAGCTTCAAATTAGGTCGGTGGGATGGCAGCATCAGTTTTTTTGGTCTCGGTGGATCAACTTATCTAAGTATGCTCGGACCAGTGTTAGAGTACCTTGAAAGCAAAAACTACTACATTGAAGTTGAAGATCTCAGGACCAGCAGTGCCCTGGAATTTCCTGAAATTTCTGAGGATTTTTGGGGTGATTTATGCTGGCCCAAAGGACATGTTCAGGAGGGGCAACTTATCCGTATGCGTGACTATCAATGCGACGTTGTAAATAATTTCTTGAAGAATCCTCAGTGTTTACAGGAAGTTGCCACTGGTGCAGGTAAGACAATTATCACCGCAACTTTGAGCAAAATCTGTGAAAAATATGGTCGAACAATAACCATCGTTCCTAACAAAAGTTTAGTGGAACAAACGGAAGAAGACTTTATTAATTGCGGATTAGACGTTGGTGTGTACTACGGAGATAGAAAAAATCTCAACAAAACCCACACTATTTGTACCTGGCAAAGTTTGAATATTTTAGACAAAAAATCACAAGACAATGACGAGTTATTGACCTTGGCAGAATTTCTAGACGGTGTGAGCACAGTCATAGTTGACGAGGTACATATGGCCAAAGCCGATGTATTGAAGAAATTATTGACTCAGAATCTCGCCAATGCTCCTATACGTTGGGGATTGACCGGAACCATACCAAAAGCTGATCATGAGTATCAAGCATTGCGGGCAAGTTTGGGAGATGTTATTCATCACATATCTGCACATGAATTACAGGCTCGCGGTGTGTTGAGTAATTGCCACGTTAATGTTGTACAAACAGCTGAGTGGAAAGAATTTGGAAGTTATGCAGAAGAATTGAAATATCTTGTCACTGATAGCACTAGGATGACCTATATCAGCAACATGATTCGCAATATTGCAACATCAGGAAATACCTTAGTCTTGGTTAATAGAATTGACTCTGGTAAATTTATTATTGAACAAATACCAGAGGCGGTGTTTGTTTCAGGTGAAGTTAAATCTACAACAAGAAAAGAAGAGTACGATGAAATTAAAACTGCTGATAACAAGATTATTGTGGCGACTTTTGGTGTGGCCGCTGTGGGTATTAATATCCCTAGGATTTTTAATCTGGTTCTTTTGGAACCCGGAAAGAGCTTTGTTAGAGTTATACAAAGCATTGGGCGAGGTATTAGAAAAGCTGACGACAAAGACTTCGTCCAAATCTGGGATATAACTGCTTCCGCCAAATACGCTAAACGTCATCTGACAGAGAGAAAGAGGTTTTATAAAGAAGCCAAATACCCATTTAATATTGAGAAAGTAAAATACCTATAATGCAGATTTTAACATTGAACAACGAGATTTTTTATCTCAACGACTTACCAGAAGAAGTAGATGAAGATCTAAGATTTGCTGTATTGGATAATAGTGATAATTCGAACCCTGACTATTTCTTCATTCCACTTATATTCTTGGAGAGCTTTACCGGGCCAGCAGCCGTACTAAAAATTGGACCACACGAACTTACCATGCCCTTGGATTGGTGTGCCATTGTTGGCGATCCTGAAGGTCCTGAAATGGAAGTGCTTCCATTAACAAGTTTAAATGATCGTGGATTTAGAACATTCTGCTTTAATCCATTGAGCAGTTTTAGACCAGAGTTTCATGAGATTGATATCATTGATGTTTATCAAGATGTTAAATGGTATTTTCCAAAGATGAAGCCTGGACAACTATTATGCACACCATTGGAAACAGGGCCTAAACCAACCTGTGCATATTTTGTCAAAGAAGTTAGTCGTCAAAGTGAATTGGTAGATTATACAAGGTGCTGGTAAATGAAAAGCTGGTTTATTAAAAATTGGAATTTATCATATAGCGAAAAACTTAAAAATTTTCCTTCAGTTAATTATACAAGTTTACGTGAAAGCGTTGACCGTAGAAAATTTATGCAGGATCAATTTGATCACTTTGGAATAACTAAAACATCTGTATATCAAACTGAAAGATATACAGAAATTTCTGATTACGTTAAATGTACAGGAACTGGAGTAGTAAACGATGCTGTAACTTCACAACTAGGAACTATGATTTCTCATTTAAATCTTATGAGAAATTGGTATGTATCTACTAACGAAGACTATGCTATTTTTTGTGAAGATGATGTTAGTTTTGAAAGTATCAAATATTGGAATTTCACTTGGGAAGATTTTGTTGAACATCTTCCTGAAAATTGGGAATGCATACAATTAACAAAAGTAATGGTTCCGTGTGATGCTGGATGTAAAGGTAGTAAAGAGTTTAATCTTAAATTAACTTGGGGCAGATGGTGGGGCGCTTACTCATTAATGAAACGATCATACGTTAAAAAAATATTAGATAAAACTTGTATAGGATATAATGAATATTGTTTTGATATAATATATGGAGATATTGATTATGAACCTATTATTGAAAATTTATTATATATAGGCATGGCAACAGTTTATAATTTTCCTATGTTAGTCGAACAACGTGAATTTAATACAACTTTCTTTTACAAAAACGAAACAGCAACTACATCACAAGAATGGTCACATCATTTTGTATTAGAAGAATGGCAGACTAATGGAAAAACTTTAGATCTTGATTACGCAATGAGAATAAATTAAAATGAATATATTTGAAAGTCCGGACGGTGGCAAAACTATATATCAACGTGAATCACCATACACCGCTGAACGTAAATTAGTCAAAGAAGATTTTTCAATTATATCAAGAATAAAAGAACGGCAGTTGTGGGATGATATTCGACAAGCGGCTATGACCAATAATACTTTACATGAAGCCATGGAACGTGTTAAAGTAATATACTACCTGAGCAAAGATAATGGCAACAGCAAAACTTGATATCAAACGTGAACTCAATGCTGTAGATCGTAAGACCTACAACTTCTACGACAATCTCACTGACGAGGAACGTAAAGCATTTAGTCCTTATATCTTAATGCGATATACAGCCAGCGTTCAAGGCGATAGAGATACACAAGAATGGTTCCTTGAAATGACTAATGAAATGGTTAATAAAAATCATTGGGATCTCAGTAAGAATCATAAGGCTTTATTGTGGAAATTATTTGCCGGAGTAGGCACCGGCGCCACTGCTTATCATCCATACTTGGCGGCAGGTAAGAAAGAGAAAGCCAATAAGATTGAAAAATTATTGTGCGAACTTAATCCAGCAATGAAGATGGCAGATATTAAACTAATGGCCAAAATGATGGATAAGAAAGACAAAGAAGAACTATTTGATAAAATGGGGTTTGATAAGAAACAACGGAAAGAATACGAATGAGTTCTTTAGGTGGCAATTTTAAAATGTTTAAATGGGTACCAGACGGCACCTATGACTATAGCGAATATTATGTAAGATATGTTATAATTAACTCTAACCCAATAATAGTTATTGCTAAAGAATGGTTAGACAAGGGTGGTCCAACAGATGTATCTGAATCATTACGTCAACCTTGGGGCGCATTTCCTAACTTTCCTCCTAAACCAAAAAAATGATTGATCTTGTAGAACAACCTTATACTTGCGTACATTGCGGCAAAAGTTTTATGAAAGATAAAACTTTGGTTGCCCATATGTGCGAACGCAAACGTCGTGCTCTACAGAAAGATGAGAAACGTGTACAAGCAGGCTTTATGGCATTTAATCGCTTTTGGCAATTGACGCAAAATGCTAAACAACCTAAGACCTATGATAACTTTGCTGACAGCAGTTACTATAATGCCTTTGTAAAGTTTGGCAGCTTCATTAATAATGTCAATCCACTTTATCCAGATAAGTTTGTTGACTATGTGATTAAGAGTGGTGTCAAATTGGATCACTGGTGTAGAGATGAACTCTACGAAAGATATCTGTTTGATATGCTTAAAACAGAACCTGTGGAAAGTGCTGTAC